TGGGGGGGGGGGGGGGGGGGGGGGGGGCGGGGGGGGGGGGGGGCGGCCTGGCGGGCGAGGGTATCGGTCATCCAGCGGCCGACGCGTTGGCCATCGAGGATGATGTCGCCCTGGAGGGTGATGGGCGCGGATTGTTGTGGCGGGGGCGCAAAGGAAGTTTGCGCGCCGGGGGCGGGTTGTTGCGCGGGCAGGGTGGGCGGTGGTGCGGCGGGCGGCGGCGGTGCGGTGGCCTGGGCGGCTGCGGTGGGGGCTGGGCGAGCGGCGGTGGCGGGATCGGGCGGCGTGTGCGTTGTGTGGTGGTGCGGGCTTGTGGCGCGGTGGTGGGGATGGGGATGGAGGCGAGGCTCGGGGCGGGTTGGTGGCGACTGGCTGATGGCGGGTGCTTGGACCGGCACGACCGCCCGCGGCGCTGGTGGGGGGGGTGAGAGGCGGGGTGGCTGTGGCGGCGCTGGTGGAACCAAGGCGGATGGCGGTGGTGGCAGGCTGCGGGGCGGCGGCGGGAGCGGTGGGACGGGTGCTGGGGCCGGCGGCGGCGGGAGCGGCGGCAGCCGTGGCGGGAGTGGTGGCGTTGGCGGCGGTGCAGCGGCGGTAGAGGCGGGTCTTGCGGCTGGCGGTGGGGGTGCGCTCGGGGGCCGCTCTGGCCGCGAAAGGATTGCCGGCGGCGGTTGGAGTGTTGCGGGTTGTGGCGGGACGGGGGTTGGAGGCGCGACTGGCGTGGTTTTTTGAGGCGGAGGGGCGGATTGTGGCTGGGGGGCCATGGGGGGCGCCGGCGGGGGCGACAGAGCTATGGGCGGCCGGTGTGCTGCGGGTGGGGGTATTGGCGGCGGGCGTGGCGCGCTGGGTGTTGGCGTCGGTGCGGGCGGCGGCGCGGCGATGTCGAGGTTGATGGCGGGAGGTGCAAGCGGCGCCGCTGACGGAGTGGGCCGCGGTGGCGGGGCGGTGGACGGGGCGACGGGCAGGGATGGCGTGCCTGGCGCGGTCGCGGGGTCGGGTGCTGGCGGCGGTGGGTTGGCGGGCTGCTGGTGGGGCGGTTGAGGCGCTGGAGCGCTGCCGGTGGGATTGGCGCCGGCTTGTCGGAGGCGGGCGAGGTTGGCGGCGGTTGCGGCGATGGCCCGGTCTAGGGCGGCAAGGTCTCGGCGGATGATGGCGATTCCGTCGCTGACGCCGTCCTGGAGCGCGAGGGTTATGCCGATCTCGTAGGCTTCAGTCATCCGGGGTTGCCTCGGTGATTAGGCGCGACCTACGTGATGGCGCGTGCGATGAGTGCGGTGAGTGCGGTAGCGATGTCGTGGGCGATCGGTTCGGCGAGAGCGGCTGCGGCGGGAGCGAGGAAGGGGCGGGGCGGGACAGTGGCAGTGCCATGTTCCTGTGGGGCGGCGGCCGGGTCATTGGAGCCGATCTGGGCGGTGAGGCCGCCGGTGGTGTGGGTGATGCTGGCCTGGAGGGCGCCGGTTTGCCGCCAGGGGTGGTCATGGGGGCCACCGGGCGGCGTGGCGAGCTCGGCGCGGATGGCCTCGGCGAGGCGGGCGGCGGCGGTGTCGAGGGCGGTGGTTAGGGTTTCGGCGACGGGTAGTGCGGCGAGGATGGCGGCGGCTGCGCCTGGGGTTAGGGGTGCGATGGGTGGCTCCGCTTGGGCTTGGTGGTTTGCTTGATTGGCGGGCGTGGGCGGAGCGGGTGGGAGATCTACGGTGGGAGGCAGTTTTACGCGGCCAAAGGGTCAGTTTTCGAGACGAAGGTCAGCCTGGACCATTTGTAGATGCCGATATGGCAGAGGCTCGGTTCCGACTCCTCCTGGTTAAGGCAAAAAATAAAAGTCCACTGGCCAGGCCTAGTATGGCTGTCGAAGGCGCAAGAAAAAACTGCGGGTTGAGCGGGCCTGTGGACGCGTCAGAAGGCAACGAAATCAAAAACAGCCAAGCAGGCCAAGATGCGAATATTCCAACTATTGCGTGAGTGAATGCTGAACCTGATACTGCATATACCAATATAAAACAAGTTAATGACGTAAGGTAGAATAACCTAGCCTCGTCAAGGAAGACAAAATTGTCCCAATGGTCGGGTAATTCAATATGCGTCTGTATTGAAATCAGGAACACTAAAATGGATGGAGCGCCGGGTGTTACTGCTGCCGCTGAAAATACTTTAACAAATTTGTAAAGGCTGTAACGCTTTACAAGCATTGGCACATTCTCGGAAAACTCTAACGCTCAGACAATTTCGCAGCATGTTGGTTAAAAATGCCGCTTTCGGCTGTTTCTCAACCGTATCTATTAAATAGCAGTGTTCGCGGTCTGAGTCCACGTTGCTTACTCGGCCGGGCGTTACCCGAAAAATGTCTCGTAAATTATCCCAGGATAGGAAGTGTGTTCGTCGAGCGCCAAACCAGCCTGGTGGAATAGCGGACCGATTTATACATCCAGCGCAGCCAGAAGTGCGAAATAGGCGGCGCCTGCTTGGTCGGGATCCAGTGTCATGGCCTCGAGCGCCACCTTATTCATCGCCCTGCAGCTGCGACCGGGCGTAAATCCTGTACTGGCGATATAAGCTCGCCGGTGGGTGACTTATCATCGGGAACAGTGGCGCCATCCGGCAGGATGACCGGGACGCCAGGATCAAGTCCGCTCGCGACCGATTTAGGGTCCTTCGTCGGTGCGATCGGAACATCGGGGAGCGATGGTCTTTCCTGAGCCTTGGCCGTCGCTATCCCGAGTAGCCTTGCCACAGAAAGGATGGCTGGCTTTGGGCCGGGGTTGACGCTGTCGGTCCATCCACTTGCGGGTGCGACGGCTACCGGTTCGAGCCGGGACATTCCGTCTAGGCGGTGCGCCCCGGAGGCGGGAATCGTGATTGTGAACGGGATTACGATCGTGTCGGCATGCTCTGGCCCCAAGGGATCCTCACTTATGCGGGCGCGGCCCATTTTTCGCACGACCAGTCAAAGCTCTGGCCGGCTAGCGTGCCGAAGATAACGACCCAGGCGAGGCGTTCGCGTTCGGGCAGCGAGAAGGCGACGTCGAACGGCACCCCGTTGCGGACGAGGTAGAGCGTGTCCGTCAGGTCGGGGTGCCGGCTTAGTTTCCCGCTGTGGCGGTGGCCGGCTCCTCGGTTTTGAGGGCGGCGCCGATGGCGGAGATGCCTTCGTTGCCCAGACGGGCGGTGGCGGCCTCGATCTGGGCCTCGTTGGTGGGTTGAGGGACGGGGATACCATCAATGGCGGTGACGGCGAAGGTGAGGCAGGCCTGCCCGAGGTAGTGGTCATTGTAGGCGAGGTAGGGCGGAACCGCCTTGAACAGGCGCAGGCGGTCGAGTGCGGTGATCTGGTGGATGGTTAGGATTCGGTTCAGCGAGTCGGTGACGTCCCAGGTGCGCTGGGCGGCGGCAACAAAGGATTGCGTGGGGGTCATGCGTGTCCTTTTCGTCTGGCCGGCCTATAGGATGGTCTGGGTGGGCAGGTGGCCGGCGGCTATACGCGGATACGGCGGGCGGCAAAGAATTCCAGTTTTTGCTTGACGGCAGCGTCGCCACGCCAGGCGCCGGCGGCGGCGAGTTTGAACACAGCACCGTCGTATTGGTAGGTGCTGGTGCTGCCGTCGGCCTCGGTGACGTATTGGTAGAGGGTGCTCGTGAGCATCTGCCCGCTGGTGTAGAAGGCCTGCTCGGTGGCGGCGATGAAGTCATCGACCACGCTGCTGCCGCGCTCGATATCGAAGCTGCCTTCCCAGCCCTTGGGAAGTTCGGCGGCCATCTGGGTGCCGTCGAGCCGGTCGACGCGGATGGGCTGGGTCATTTGGCGGCTTTCGAACCCGGTGACGTAGGTGAGGTCGATCCGGCCGCTGGGCGCGATAATGACGAGTTGGGTGTCGCGGCCGAGGGAGAAGGCGTTCGTTGGCATGACGGTAGCTCCTTACGAGACCTGGCCGGAGGGGAGCGTCTGGACGCTGACCTGGACGGTCTGGCCGCCCTCGATGTTGACGATGAACTTCTCGTTGATCGCCTGGTACTGGACCTGGGCGTCCGACTGGACGTAGCCGAGCATGGTGCGGCTGGCCGGGTTGTTGGAGATGTCGCAGACGACGCTGAACGGTAGGGCGCCGGTGGTGCTGCCGAGAATGCCTTGGCCGAGCAGGTTTTGTAGGAAGCTCAGTTGGGTGGAGCGGATGCTCTGGAACAGGGCGGCGTTGATGACCTGGCCGACGAAGCCGCCCATGCCGGCGGCGAGGGTGCTGGCCAGGTAGTTGGTCAGGCGGGTGTAGTTGTCGCCGTTGGTGGCGGCATTGCTGCTGGAGTTGTGGCCGCCGCGCACGCCCCAGTAGTTGCCGCCGGGTTGCGGGTTGGCGATGACGTCGATGCCGCTGCCGAGGAGGACGCCGAGTTCGGCGCTGCTGTAGCAGGTGGTTTGGCCGGAGCCCGGGGTGCCGGATTTCTGGCTGCCGACGACGCCGTAAAGCTGCTTGTTGAGGCTGGATTGTTCCGGCGAGAGATTGGCGAGGCGGCCTGCGGTGAAGCCTTGCGGCGAGACGAGGCGGATGGCGCCGTTGGTCTGGTCGTTCCAGTAGATCCAGTCGCCGAACATCAATTTGACGCCGTAGCTGTCGAGGCCGGCGGATTGCTTGGTGGCGACGGCGTTGGTGATGGTGTCGCCGGACGGCCCGGTGGCGATGATGTAGAGGCCCTCCGACAGCGCGAAGGCCGCTTGGACGGTGTACTGGGTCGGGTCATCGGCGTCGGCGAGCAAGCCTAGGCTGCAGCCCTGGCTGCGGAGGGCATAGAGGCCGGTGCGGGGCAGCACATCCTGGCCGACGAGAGTGGCGGCGGTGACGGATGTTGCGCCGTCCGAACCGTTGAGCAGGCTTTGGTTGCTGAGATTGGTCGGGGCGGTGCTGGTGGCCGTGCCGAGGGAGGCAACAACCAGCTGGCTGGGACCGCGCAGGGCGGATGCCCCTTGGTTGATGGCGGTGGCCAGGTTGGTCCAAAACGAGGCGGGGGAGGGGGCGGCAATGTTGTCGAACACTTCCGGCGTTAGGCCGGGCAGGGTGAGGACCAGTCGCCAGGTGCCGGCCTGGGAGCCGCCGGCCAGGGTGATGCCGATCTGGTTGCCGAGCGAGCCGGTGTAGCGGGCGACGAGTTCGATCGGATAGGCGCCGGCGGCATAGAAGATGGCGTAGCTGGCGGCGGCGTCCGTGCCGTCGGTGACGCGGACGCAGCGGAAGTTGCTGGCGCCCTGCTGGACCGCGGTAGCGACCTGGGTGCCCATGTCGTATTTGCGCGGCATGACCGGGCCGAAGGTGCGGGCGTAGTCGGCCATGGTGGCGACGATGGCTGGCTGATTGACTGGGCCCCACGAGGCGCTGCCGACGATCCCCAACACGTTGGTTGGGACGCCGTTCAGAACCAGGTTCTGCGGTGGGACGATTTGGACGTACAGGTCCGGGACGATGAGGGCGGTAGTATTGATGGTGCCCTGCTGGACGATCGGCATGGTGTCAGCCCTCCGTCTTGGCTGCGGCGGGCTTGACGATCTTCACGACGTGGGTGGCGTGGTCGGAGGCGAGGATGCTGGTGACGTCGGTGGCGTTGGTGATGACGTCGCCGATGGCGTGCGTCCCGAATGGCCGCACGACGACGAGGGTTGGCTGCATGGATGCTCCGTTCAGGCGGTGATGATGTCGGCGCCGAGGCCCACGGTGCCGAACAGCATCGATGGTTGGGTGGCGACCAGCGTGGTTGGGAATTCGACGGTGTAGATGAGGTCGCGGCGGTAGAGGGCGGCGTCCTGGCTTTGGTCGAAGGTGGTGGTTGCGCTGAAGGCGAGGCGGGACTGGGAGCCATCGGCGAGGGTCAGGAAGGGGGTGGCGGCGAAGGCCGGGTCGATGATGGCGCAGACAGCGTCCCGCAGGTCTGGGGTCGGGCACCATGCGGTGATGCGGAACGACTGGATTTGGCGGCGGAGTTCGGTGGTGGCGACGGCGTCGGCGACGATGCGGGCGATGGGCACCGTTTCGGGGGTGGTGACGCTGGCGCCGCTTGCGGTGGCGGGGCGGACTGCGTTTATGGCGCCGGCGAGGATGGCGGCGACCAGGGCGGGCGTGTCGTTGGCGGCGGTGCGGTAGACGTAGGGCTGGCCTTCGACGAGGAGGCCGGCGAGTTGGCCGGCCGTGGCGGTGCCGGCGAAGGTGGCGACGGAGCCGACGACAGCGACGGTGAGTGTCGGTACGCTTCGGGTGTCCGTGGGCGTGGTCGGATAACGGGTTGTCACCCGGGTAGCGCCCAGGACGGGGAAGATGGTGAGGTTGACGCGGCCGGCGGCGAGGTCGGCGTCGAGGGCGGCGGCGTTGGGCCAGCCACGGTAAATCCGGATCGTGGCAGCGACGGCGCTGGGTGCCGTGGGACCGTTGGGATAGAGGGCGGCCGCGGCGAGGATCGCGAGGGCCGTTTCGGCGTCGGATTGGTTTGGCATCAGGTGGCGGCCTGCTTGGCAAGGATGCGCCACCCGAGCGCGGTGTATTCGGCGGTGCCGACGACGTAGGTGCGGGCTAAATCATCCTGGATGATGTCGGCGGAGCGGATGGGAACGGGGGTTTCGGGCAGCAGGACGGTCCAGGAGGGGATGTTGGCGTCGCCGGGGAGGTCACCGGGGCTACCCGACCCGGCGGTTAGGATCGAGGCGGGCCAGGCCGTCAACAGGGGGGTGGCGGTGGCGAGGAGCACGCCACCGTAGCTGTTGAGGCCGGGCGTGCTGGGGGCGGCGGGGCGGGAGAGGGTTAGGATGCGGTTGGTTAGGACGCAGAGGGTGGGCAGCAGGGGCTGCTGGGCGGCGATGAAGAAGATGCCGGTCGGGCCGCTCAGGTAGTCGCCCGGCTGGGTATAGGCGCTGTCGAAGATGCCATACCAGGTGGCGCGGCCGTAGCTGCTGGGACGCTGGAAGAAGCGGTTGTCGGCGTCGAAGGCGGCAGGGAGGCGGAGGTAGCGGTTTCGGGGGTCGAGCGGCGTGTTGGCTGAGGTGGGGCGGTATGCGTCATGGGGTGCCCCGATGTGACGGGCGGCGGCGCCTAGGCCGCGGGCAATGCGGTCCTTCAGACGGGGCTGTTGCATGGGGATCCCTGGGCGGGAGTAAGGCCCGCGGCTGGAGGCGTTAGACGACGAGGGAGAGGGATTGCTGGCTGATCAGGCCGGCGCCTGGTGGGATGCCGAGGAAGGCGCAGAGGCGGCGGCCCCAGTCTTGCTCGAGGCGCTGACGGTCGCGGACTTCGGAGGGGTTGCGGGTCCAAACGGCCGCGGTGTCGGTGTCGAGGTTGGCGGCGGCGTTGGGAATGGCGGCCTCGAACGCGCGGAGGGTGGCGAGGTGGGCGCGGAGGACGTTGACCTCGGAGGGGGAAAGGTTATTGAGACGATACTCCATGGCGCCGTAGGCCTGGTAGAAGCGCCAACCCATGTTGCCGGCGACGCCGGCGCCGTAGGCGGGGTAGCCGCAGAAGCGGCGGACGTCGGTTTTTTCGCAGTCGAGCAGGGTGGCCGCCCCGCTGGGGGGCGCGGTGCTACCCGACATGTTCGATCATGACGGCGCGCTTGAAGGCGGCGTTGGTTGCGGTCGGGATGATGGTTGGATTGGTGGTGGTGTCGCTGGGGGCGCAGAAGCCGCCGATCCAGTACCACGACTGGGCGATGATCTGCTGGAGGCGGTCGATCGGCTCGCGGGTGACCATGGCGATGCCGTCGATCATTGAGATGATGCAATCTTTTGGCGCCACGTCGTCGGCAGCCATGCCGGCGAAGTCACCTTCGATCAGGGCGCCTTTGCCGCAGATGATGGGGCGGCGGATGACGGAGCCGGCGATGGTTGGGTGGGGCTGGATGTAGGCTTCGGTGGTGGGAATGAAGCGGAGGCCGAGGAAGTCGTTGATCATGCCCTGTTTGAAGACCTGATTGGCCGAGGTCGCGCCTTGGAACAGGCGCTGGAAGTCCTGGTCCGAGAAGAGCTGGCGGGCGCTGACCGGGTCAAGGTAGCAGTTATAGACCCCGTCGATGTCGGGGACGGCGTTGACGCGCAGCTTGGCCACGGCGTCGAGCAGGTTGGCCATGGCGAGCGTGTCGGTCACGACGAGATTGGCGGCAGTGGTGCGGGCGTTCGGGCGGATGATGACGCTGGCGTTGGCCGACTGGACGGGATTGCCGGCGGTGCCGTCGCTGACGGTGACGCTGGTCGATAGGGTCAGGACGCCGGAGATGCCGCCGGGGGTGGTGGAGACGTTGGTGATATCGGCGGCGGCGCCGACCAGCGTATAGACGTCCGCACCGAT